ATGCGGCGACGGCGGGACGCTGCCCCACTTCTGGCCGGGCTTGCGATCTCGCCAGCAGTGGCCGTTCCTGATTTCGCGGCGGTGTGCGTCCCAAAGCTGGCGGGCCACGAAATTAGCGGCGCGTTCGTCGCCCATCGTCTTCAGGCATTTGCGAAACTGGCGAAGCGCCCAAGTAGTGTCCCACTGCTGCGGGCCTTCCTGAAGCGCGCGCTGCACGATCTGGGGCAGCATGTCATACGCCTCCATCTGCGTGTAACGCGGCTTATAGTTAATGCGGCGTTTGCGTGAATTTCCCATCATGTGTCTCCCTTCGATGGTTGGGGCGGGGCCGTTAAGCCGCCGCCTTTGCTTTGACCAGTGTGCGCTGATGCAGGCACTGGATGTTGTAGCCGCCAGCCAAGATGGTGGTGATCGTTACGATGTGACCGGCGACCTTGAAAGAACCCTCGTAACCGTTGCCGCCCAGAGCGATGGCGAACTCAGGAATTTCGGTGATGCCCTTCTTGTTCAAGGCGGCAACGATGCGACCGTTCCGGGCTTCGATCAGAGCGCCGACGTTCTTGGCGACGATCTCAAGAGCATCCTGCCTGCCGCGACCGTAAAAAACTTCGTACCATTTTTTGCCGCCGCAAATCTCAATAGCACCTTCGATGAAGCCACGACCGTTGTGACCTTTGGTGTATTCAGCAAGCGCATCCATCCGCTCGTTGGCCCATTTCATCTGGGTCTCAAGCATCTCGGCGTCGATGGCGGCGAAGGCTTTGTTGATCTGGTTCAGCATTGGTGTGTCTCCCGGTCGATGTGTCTACCTGATGTCTATGTTGTAGCAAAACTATCATTGTGCTACAAGCACTTTATAGCGTTCTGATAACGATTTTTCTGAGAGGGTCAAGTGTCTGATATCGAACAACAATTACTGAGGCTGCGCGCATCGACCAAACAAATGTTGCGCGAGGAACTCGAAATATCTCCGCAGCGTAGCCTTTCCGCGCTGGCGGATGAGTTGATCAGCGACGCAATCGAAGCGAGGCGGGTTGAGCGTGACAGTAAACGGTAGGCAGAAGGGCGCAGCCGCAGAGCGCGAGATTGCCAAGCTGCTGCTGGACGAGATTGGGATCGCGTTCAAGCGTGACCTCGAACAGTACCGCGCGGCTGAACACGGCGACCTGATCTGCGACGATCCCGACTTCCCGTTTTGCATTGAGGTGAAGAGATACAAGTCCGGGTGTGCGGCGCAGCCTGCTTGGTGGGATCAGGCATGTGCCGCCGCACGGGCGTGCCAGAAGCTGCCGTTGCTGGTTTACAAGTACAACCACCAGCAGTGGAAGTGGCGCATGCCAGCAGAGGCGGTGGTGCGTGCGGGCATGACGATTGAATACAAGGGGTGCCGCGACACAAGCGCGCTGGACTGGGGCTATGCGGTCGAGGTGGACACACGCACCGCGATGATGCTGATCAGGGAGATGCTGGTGTGATGTACAAGAAGTACGAGAGCCAGCACGACCTGCAAAACGAGCGGCTGGTCGCCGACGCGCTGGAGAACATCGGCGTCGAGGTGTACAAGCTGCCGGTTCAGTACCGGCTCGACTGGCTGCTGCGGCGCGATGGTGAGGCGATTGGGTTCGCCGAGGTGAAGGCGCGCAAGTGCGACATGAAGAAATACCCGACCGTGATGATCAGCCTGTCGAAGGTGATCCACGCTCGGCTGCTTACCGAGGCAACGGGCTTGCCCTGTTACCTCATTCTGCTTTACCGTGACGGGCTGGCGCGACTGGATTTCGCGTCGGACTTCTCGGTAGGACCGGGCGGTAGGTCAGACAGAAACGATCCGAACGATCAGGATGTCTGCGCCTACTACCCACACGAGCGGCTGCAAGTAATCAGCCAAAACAGTAACTGACGTTAGCGTTAAGGAGATATCAAGCTATGGCGTTAGGATTTAACACGACAACCGCATCGAGCGGTGACATCTTGCCAATCGTCAAGTGGGACGCAAAGGCGGGCGACTTCATTCAACAGGACCGGACGCAGGGAGCCGACGGGGTATGGGTGAAAGATGAAAAGGAACTGGCACTTCCCCAGAAATTCGCAATGGATTTGGGAGAAATCGAAGTTGGATGGCTCTCATTCGCATCAGGTGCGCCTGACTTTCAGATGGTCAAAGCCACTGACGGACAGATGCCCGCCAAGCCGTCCGAGGATCACAAGCAAGCCTTCCGAGTGCGGATCGCGTCGCGTGAACTTGGCCTTCGCGAATTTTCGCATTCTGCGAAAACTGTATTGCGTCAGATGGATGCTCTTCACAACGAGTATGAGGCGCAGGCTGCGGCAAATCCGGGCAAGGTTCCGGTAGTCACGGTACACGCGGCAGAAACCATTAAGATCAACTCGCCGCAGGGTGAGTTGCGCTTCAAGGTGCCGCAGTGGTCGATCACCGAGTGGATCGATCGCCCGGCGATGTTTGACGGCAACGCCGCGCCACAAGAACCCGCAGCAGCACAGCCAGCGCCTATGGCGGTGTCGCAACCTCCGGCAGCCCAGCCAACGGGCAGCAACCTGTTCTGATGCGGTAGTCCCGGCGGTGGGAAGTCTCCCCCCGCCGCCGGGACGTTTAACACGGGAGGCGGCTGGGAGACACAGCATGACAAATTTGGCAGCACACGCTGAGAGGATTGCCCGTCACTACTGGGGCGAGCCGAACGCGAAGCTATCGCAGAAGGGCAGGACGCTGCGTTGGGGAACCAACGGCAGCAAGGAACTCGATCTGGTCAAGGGCGCGTGGTACGACTTCGAGGCGGACGCCGGTGGCGGCGCAGTCGACATCGTCAAGCAATACGGCAAGCTGGGCATATCCGGCTCAGTCGCTGACGTGCTGGAGCGCGACTTCGGCATACAGAAGCAGGCCCAGAAGGCGCTCGAACCCAAGCAATATATACAACGCATATACAGCTACTTCGACACGGACGGGGCCGAGGCGTATCAGGCGTGCCGCCTGTATCCGAAGTCCTTCAGGCTGCGTCAGCCGGACGGCAAGGGCGGTTACCTCTACAGCGTCAAGGACATTGAGCCGCTGCCGTATAACCTGCCAGCGATCATGCAGCACGCAGATCAGCCCGTCTTTATTGTCGAGGGCGAGAAGTGCGCCGACGTACTGATTGAGGCCGGGCTGGTCGCCACCACAAATCACGGCGGGTCCGGCAAGTGGCTGGACACGCACTCAAAGCACTTGGCTGGACGCAGCGTGATCGTGCTGCCCGACAATGATCAGGCGGGTCGAACCCACGCCGACAAGGTGATCGCAAGCCTGTGGGGTAAGGCGGATCGCATCAAGCGCATCGACCTGCCGGGGCTCCAAGAGAAGGGCGACGTGGCGGACTTTCTGAGCGAGCGCACTCTGGATGAACTGATGGACATAGTGCGGCAAGCGCCAGTGGTTACGGCACAGCCGGAGGCAGGCGATGAGGTGCCAGCGGTGGAGGATGGCGCGGTTGAGCCGTACCAGACGATGCGCCGGGGCGCGGTGTTCGCGATGCCTCCGGTCGAGTTTCTGGTGGATGGGCTGCTCACCGACACAGGCTTTGCGATGATGTACGGTGCGCCCGGCACGGGCAAGTCATTCCTCGCCATCGACATAGCGCTGTCGGTCGCGCACGGCATGCCGTGGCAGGGGCAGGAGGTAAAGCCCGGCGCAGTGCTGTACATAGCGGGCGAGGGCATTGGCGGCTTTGGTAAACGCTGGAAGGCGTGGGAAAAGTATCACGGCGTCAAGGATGAGCCGGATATGTACCTGCTGCCAACGGCTGTGAATTTTCGTGAACCCGAAGATATCGCGCGCCTCGTCGCTACGATTGAGGGCATCGGGCAGAAGTTCTCGCTCGTGATCGTCGACACAGTGGCGCGCGCCATTGCGGGTGCTGAGGAGAACAGCAGCACCGATATGGGGCTGTTCGTCGCCGCGTGTGACGAAATAAAGGCGCTGACGGGCGGGGCGCTGCTGGCGGTGCATCACGCGGGCAAGTCGGCTGAACGTGGAGCGCGCGGATCGTCGGCGCTTCTGGGGGCGGTTGACACGTCACTGATGGTCGGCAAGAGCGATGACATTGTGGTGCTGCGTACCGAGAAGATGAAGGATGCAGAGCCGATGGACGAGATCAATCTGATCATGCAGACAGTGCCTGCGTCGATCTCCGAGACATCCGTCGTGCTGGAGCGCACAGAAGAGCCAGCGCCTCGGCGGCAGAAAGCGGCAGGGTGGAGGGACAACCCGCAGGCTTATCACGCATTCCAAGCGCTGCAAAACCTGCTCATTGATAAGGGCGTGACGCGCATTCATGTGACCGAATGGCACGAGGCTCACACGCAAAAAGAACCCGATTTGAGCAAGCAACAGAGGCAAAGAGCGCGTCAAATGCTGCTCGACGCAGGTCCCGTGGTGTGTGACAAGAAGATTGTGTGGATTAACAAAGAGTTAACTTAACTGGTCACAAGGTCCGGGGACCGGTCACACGGTCTGGGGACTGGTCCGTCCGTCCCCACACCCTTAGGGGTGGGGACCGGGACCGTGACCGTGACCGGACCAGAAGGGAGATAAAGATGGCTACAAGAAAGAGAGTACCTAAGAGCAAGACGTCACGGGAGTGGCGGTTCTATCCGAGCGAGCGAGACGCTGATAAGTGTCAGGCTGCGCTTGCGACGTATGATGCGGCGGTGAGGGCGCGCGAGGTGCATTGGGGCATCGACCGACTGCCGTTGCTGGTTGAGGCGGAATTGCGGGATCGGTTCTGGGCGCAGATGGATGTGCTTAACCGCGCGATTGAAAAGGGCAGCGGCGTCGAGGTTGAGGATGCGGTCGCCAGCACGATACGCGGCGTCGAGGCTCTGGAGCGTCGGGCGGTAGAGTTGGGGGCCGAACCCGTCAGCGGTGAGGTGTGGGAGGAGACGACGCCGAAGGGTGCTGTCATTGCGGTGTGCCGAGACAAGGCGGAGATTGCGAAGATCAGGGACAGCGGCAGGGTCGACCGGGTCTATGCGATGAGCGAGGTTGCGGCCATCGTCGAGGCGTTTGAGGACGGCAAGGCGGGTGAGGTGACGAAAAAGGTGAAGTCGCTGTTCGAGGGTGCTACAATCGAGAGCATCAAACCAAAGACGCCAGCGCAGGTTGTGGCGTCGTTAGATGATGAGATACCCTTTTAGATGACGGTAAAGGATTTGAACATAATTTACACAGACCAAGAGTACCAGTTGCTCGGCGGTCATGCGTGGGTCGATGTGCATACGCTCACGGTTCACATCATGCGTGTAAAGGATGGCGTGCGTGTCGAGGTGTATCCCGCAGCGCACGATGGCGTCAGCGAGCCGTTGGCGGAGTGTCGGGCGAAGTGGGAAGAGCCTGCGCCCGAAAGCAGTACAAAGGTGGTGAGGCGGTATGTTAGATAAGGGCGACGGACTATTTGCGAAGTGGCTGGCACAGGGCTGCTGCCCGAAGTGCCAGTCGGATACGTTGGTTAAACACGCAGGCGGCTCGCAGTGCAGGTGCTGCGGCCTTGTGATAGGGAGAAGTGAGGATGGACAAGTTAGACGCGCTGGACGCAGCCATACACGCCGTGGAGGCTCGTGGCGAGAATTATGGAAGCGTGCGGGAGAACCACGAGCGGATAGCGGCGCTGTGGTCGGTTGTGTTCGATCAGCGGGTTACGCCGGAGCAGGTTGTGCTTGCAATGACGTGCCTGAAGGTAGCACGGCTGATGGAGACGCCTTCGCATGAAGATAGCTGGGTCGACATATGCGGCTACGGCGCATGCGGAGCGGAGATAGCAACAGATGGCTGATGTCGTAGACCTTGAGGCGCAGGAGCGTGACTATGTGCGCTTCTTCCGCAATTACGTCGACTGTGACTGGTGCGGGATGCAGACGCGCGGCAGGGTCTACGAAGAGACGCAGACGATAGTGTGCAGCGCCTGTCGCAAGCCGCTGTTGGAAATAGACGAGGATGTCAGCTATGTGCTGACGCTGGAGGACGAGTGATGGCATATCCTAAGACGCCAGAGAAACTGTTCGATATTTTTCTGGAGCGGGTCACAGAAGGACGTGCCGGTATCAATGTCTGCAAGGACGATGACATGCCGGGCTGGACGACAGTGTGGCGCAAGATCACGTCTGATCCTGATTTCGAGCAGCGCTATCGCACAGCGCTGTCGTCTCGCGGTATGGTCTACGCTGACATGCTCGACGATCTGGACAAGAAGCTGCTGTCAGGGATGATTACAGAAAGCGCGCACAGGACGCTGTCAGACAACATCAAGTGGCGATCAGCACGCATGACGCCAAAGGTGTACGGCGACAAGCAGCAGATAGATGTGACGGCTTCTCCGGGCGGCGAATACCTTCAGGCATTACAGCAGATCAATGACAGCTTAGAGATGCGTCGGGCTGAGGCGATTGAGCATGAAGAGGGAGAGACACACACAACCGAAATCACTACGCGCGCGCAGTCAGAACGCTCAGAATGAGTGTCCTGATAGCGACATAATATAGGGATATAATGGGACAATCGCTAAGTCATTGAAATCATTCAACCGCAATCTTCCATAATGAACGTTATGCGACATTTATACAGGAATTAACCAGATTTCGGTTGACCCCCCCCGTCTCGCACACGCGGCGGGGCGGGTGTAAATATATATACCCCTACCACCCCCACCCCGTTATCGGAGTAACCGCAATGACCCCATCCGCCGCCGAAAAAAATGACCTTGTGGCGATGATCGCGCAGTTCCGCGACGACCCGCGCTTTTTCGTGCGCTCCGTCCTCGGCGCGACGCCGCAGAAGTGGCAGGGCGAGGCACTCGACGCGATTGCGGCGCACGACAAGGTCGCGATCAAATCCGGTCACGGCGTCGGGAAGACGGCCTTTGAGGCGTGGGTGACGTTGTGGTGGCTCCTGACCCACTACCCCTGCAAGGTCGCTGTCACGGCCAACAGCGCGCACCAGCTAAGTGACGTCCTGTGGACCGAGATCGACCGCTGGGCGCGCAACATGCCGAAGGCGTTCAAGGATTTGCTCGAATTTAAGTCTGACAAGATCGCGCTCAAGGGTGCGCCGGACAGCTTCGCCGTCGCGCGAACCAGCCGCCGGGAGAACCCGGAGAGCCTCGCGGGCTTCCACTCGCCGCACATGCTGTTTGTGGTCGAGGAGGCGTCGGGCGTGCCGAACGTGATTTTCGAGACTGCGTCGGGTGCGCTGTCCACCCCCGGCGCGAAGATTATCATGTGCGGCAACCCGACCCGCTCGGATGGGTATTTTTACGACGCATTTCACGCGGACCGCGAGAAGTGGCACTGCATCACTGTGTCGTGCGAGGACGGCGAGTACGTCGATCCGAAGTTCATTGGCGATATGGCCGAGAAGTATGGCGAGGCGAGCAATGTGTTCCGCGTGCGCGTTTTGGGCGAGTTTCCGACGCAGTCTGACGACGTGCTGCTGCCGCTGCATTTGGTGGAGGACGCGACGAAGCGCGACGTGGAGGCTGGCCCCACCACCCCCGTGGTTTGGGGTTTGGACGTGGCGCGCTTCGGATCGGATCGATCGGCGCTGGCAAAACGTCAAGGCAATGTCTTGGTTGAGCCGATCAAAACGTGGCAGAATAAGGACTTGATGGAGTTGGCGGGCATTGTTTTGGCGGAGCACGACGCCGTGCCGTACAGCATGCGCCCGCAGGCGATCTACATTGACGCAATCGGGCTGGGAGCCGGTCTCGCCGACCGGCTGCGCGAGTTGGATTTGCCAGCGGTGGCGGTGGCGGTCAGCGAGACTGCGTCCCTGAAGGATCGCTTCAATCGCCTGCGCGATGAATTGTTTTGGAGTGCGCGCGAGTGGTTTGAGGCGCGTGACTGCCACATGCCGGAGGACGACACGCTGATCGCGGAGTTGACGGGGATCAGGTACAAGTATTTGAGCAGCGGCAAGCTGAAGATTGAGGGCAAGGACGAGATGAAGAAGCGCGGGCAGCGCTCGCCCGACACGGCGGATGCGTTCGTGCTGACGTTCGCGGGGCAAGGTGCGGTTGCCGGAGGCTACTCAAGGGGTTACAATAGCAGCCGCGTAGTCAAGCCGAAAACGAACTGGGTAGTGTGATGGCCGTTAATGATCAGTTTGCCGGGTATGCCCAGCAGGGGCTTTTGGCCGAGCCGATGGATATTTCGCCCTTGGGCGACTTTGGGCGCGGATTGCAGTATTCGCCCTTTGATTTGCTTGGTGCGCCGGTTGATTTGATGAATATGGGCTTGCAGAGCGTCGACGCCTTATACGGCGCTCAGAACGTGCTTGGCTCGGAGCGGCCCTTTCTTGGCTCTGAGTATCTGATCGACAAGTACGCGGACCTCGGCGAGGCGACGGGGCTGTTTGACTATCAGCGGCCCACCGGCTCGCTTGCCGAGACTGCCGGACGTATCACTGGCGGCGTTTTAGCGCCCACAGGCGGCGCTGCTGCGCTTGGGCGCGGCGTTGACCTAGTAGAGGCGGGAATGGACGCCTACGCCGCTGGAGCGCCTGCACGGGTCGCAGAACGCGCCCGGACCACCACGCTTGGGTCGGGCATTGATCCCACCGCTGCGCTTGACGATATGATTGTGCGTCGGATGGAGGCTGTCGCCCCGCCTGCGGACCAGCCCGATGTGGGGCTGACCCCTCTTCTTGTCGAAGACGAGCTTCGCGGCACTGTGTTCCCAACTGCTTATATGGAGGACGGAAGCAGGGTTATGCTTGATGAGGCCGGAGAGCCTTACATAGAAGATATGAGAATTAATAAGCTAAAGACTGGCACCCCTATAACTGAAATGTCTTCTGTTAGGACGCCGCCTTCAGCAGGAATTTTGGTTGACGAAGTCAGAACCTCTCCAGAAGACTTTGAGGGCGAGTGGATGCTACAGGCTGCGGGCGACAGGACCGGGTTTGGCAGCCTTGTAGAGGTGGACGGCATGCCTCTTTATGGGGCTGTTGAGCAGCAGGGCGGAAATGACTTTATGCGCTCTGGTCGGGGAGGCTGGGCCTCTGCTTCTGGTGCTATAACTTCGATGAAAAACCAATCAGACCTTTTGCGTCAAGGGAAGGTCTCAGAGTCCAGAATTGACCCGGACACCGGCAAAGCTGTCACCAAAACAATAGATATACCTAAAGAAGACCAATATGATCTTGATGCGCCAATTAATTTAATTACCTCAAATATGGCGGAAAGGTCTGGCGACTTTTCTCTTGATACCGCTGAAACTATTGCGCGCGCTATACCGTCATCAAAGATCAAGCGCTCTGATCAAAAAGCGTTTGATAATAAAATAAAGGAAAAATTTTCTGACTACCCCGGTTCCAGAGACCCGGACAAATTGATTGAATGGCTTCAGTCTGATGCCCAAACTGATGGCGCTGGTGCCAAGAGGCTTTTCTTTGTTCAAACCGTGGCAGCATCTCCCGCGCAAAAGGCTGGTTTCCCCGACATTGGGTCGGTGCGTGCGGCGGTTTCGTTACCTGAAACGCGCTTTATGCCATATGGCAGAACAGGCGGAGCAATCAGCCGGATTGCTGATGCGGGTGAGCTTCCGGTGGTTACTAGGTTTGACGGTCTTCTTTCGCCTCACCCAACATACCCAGACACTATTGGCGAAGGTAACGTGTATCGCGGCGGGTATTCTGTCACCATTCCAAGGAACTTAGGATTTCCCGATGCCTATCAGAATATGATTGCTCGCGGGAGCGACCCCGCTGGCATCCGAAGGGCTTTTGATGTTGGACGTCAACGCCAGTTCATGTATCCAGAAGTTGTGGACACGCAAATGAAATACATTGAAGATCAAGAGCGCCTTCTCAGAGAGTTTGGGCTTTTGGCGCGTTAGGCATCTAGCCAGTGTTCGATTTTTTCTGGGTCGAGACCTAAGGTGCGAGAAAGGAAGTCGTCAATTTCTGTAACAGCCTCTTCGGCCTCGTCTATAGTAATGTTTTGCATGTGGGCGTCTGCAACTAATTTAGATATGCGCCACATCAAAGTATTGCGCTCAGCAAGAGCTTGCTCTTCGTCTATTTTAACCATCTCAACCTCCATTGTGAGGCAAAGATTATAGGATATATCGAAGCGATATAAAAGGTAAAAAGATGGCCCCACGCGCCCCTAAAGACCCACGCCTAGCGCGCGCCGGTGTTTCCGGCTACAATAAGCCGAAGCGCACCCCGAACCACCCCAGCAAGTCGCATGTGGTTGTGGCTAAGGAGGGCGACAAGGTTAAGCTGATCCGCTTCGGCCAGCAGGGCGTTAGCGGTGCGGGCAGCAGTCCGAGGACAGCATCCGAGAGGGCGAGGCGCAAGTCATTCAAGGCGCGTCACGCCCAAAACATTGCCAAGGGCAAGATGTCTGCGGCGTACTGGGCGAACAAGGAGAAGTGGTGATGGGATACGGTAAGGGCAAGAAAAAGGGCAAGGGCGGCAAAGCCGCAAACGAAGTGCTTGGGAAGTATTGCGGCTAATGGCTAAAAGCGTCGCACACTACTTTCGCGATGGCACACGGCATATGGGCGGGTCGCACAAGATGCCGAACGGCGAATTGCACAGCGGCGCTCGGCACACTGCGTCGAGCAAGAGGCTGTATCACTTCGGCCAGTTGTCGGCCACCGCCAAGAAAAAAGCGAAAAAGAAAGCCTGATGGCGCGGAGGCTCCCGAATGTCTCGAAAGACAAGCGCACCGGCCTGCCGGAGAAGTACCTTCGCGGTGCGCGTTCTCGCCGCCGCAAGGCAGCGGAGATTAAGCGCACCGCCAAAGCCTACAAAGAAGGCCGCAACATCGACGTGAAGAAGGTGAGCGCCTCGCGCGCCGCACAAGCGAAGAGGAAGAAAAAGCGTGGCAAAAGCTAAACCACTATCTGAGGCGACGAAAAAGACGCTTCGCGAGAAAGCTGAAAAGGCGAATATGACTTATGGAGAACTTGCGAAAGTATATCGCAGAGGTCAGGGCGCGTATCTCTCATCGGGTTCGCGCAATGTACCTATGGCTGCTTGGTCTATGGGGCGGGTGAATAGTTACATTCGCGGCGACAAGGCGCGCACCGCTGACAAGGATATTTACAAGGCCGCTCGCGGCAGGAGTAGCAGGGCATGATTGACTGTGGAAACTGCGGGCATCCGCGCCGCTGCGTTACAATGGACAAGTGCATTATGGGCAAGATGCGACCCGCATATGAGCCGCCAGTGCGCGAGAAGATGCCAAAGAATGTAAACACCAGCAGGGGCAACGTCTTGATGCAAGGCGACAGTCCCGTGGCGGACGTCCCGAAAAAGTCCGCCAAGAAAAAAACGTATAAGAAAAAGGCAAACTGATGTCAGAGATGGACGACGTACAGCTTGGGTCGATTGTCAGCGGCGAGATCACCGACGCGCTGAACCACTTCGACAGCGAGTACACGCAGGACCGCCTCCGGGCGCTCGACTTTTATCTGGGCGAGCCGCTCGGCAACGAGGTTGAGGGTCGGTCGTCCGTCATTGCCACCGAGGTCGCAGACACGGTTGAGGCGATTATGCCGAACCTGATGCGCGTGTTTACGGCGAACGATAAGTATGTGCGGTTCGCCGGACGCACGGGCGAGGATATGGAAGCCGCCGAGCAGGCGTCAGATTATGTCAATTATCTAATCCAGAACCAGAACGACGGATACAAGCTGCTGCACACATTCTTCAAGGATGCGCTGCTATTCCGTATGGGCGTCATTAAATACTTCTACGAGGAAGTCGAGGAAGTAGACGAGGAAGAATATAACGGCCTGTCCGAGCCGGAGATGGTGCTGCTGCTGAACGACCCGTCGATTGAGATCGTGGAGCAGCGCGAGACCGTCACGCAGTCGATGATGGACGAGGACGGGGTCGAGGTTCCGCTCGACGTGATGTACGACCTGTCGGTCCGGGTGAAGCGCAAGTCGGGCCAGATCAAGGCAATCAACGTGCCGCCCGAAGAGTTTCTTGTGTCGCGTCACGCGACCGGCAACCTTGAGGACGCGCACTTCGTGGCGCACCGCACGTCGCTCACTGTGAGCGAACTTGTGGCGATGGGCTACGACCGCGACATCATCGAGCAGTACGCCGGCGAAAACGAACTGGACACTGACCGCGAAGTCAACAACCGCTTCCAAGACTTAGAGGCGGCGACGGGGGTTGACCCCGCCGATCCAACCCTGCGCTCTGTGATTTATCACGAGTGCATAATGAACATTGACTTCGACGGCGACGGCATTGCCGAGCGTCGGCGCATCTGCGCGATTGGCTCTGACGGCGCGTACATCCTGCACAATGAGCCGTGGGATCACATGCCGTTCGCGGTCTGCTCGCCGATCCTGATGCCGCACCGTCTGGTGGGTCGCTCGGTCTACGACTTGACCGAGGACTTGCAGGTGATCAAGACGACGCTGATGCGCCAGTACCTCGACAGCGTGTACAGCAGCACGCTGCCGCGCATGATCGCGGTCGAGGGACAGGTCAATCTGGACGACTTGCTTGACGGCTCCGCAGGCGGTGTGATCCGCGCGCGCCAGCCCGGTATGGTTCAGCAGATCACCGGCGCGTCGGTTGGCGGCGAGATACGCCCGCTGATGGATTATCTCGACAGCGTGAAAGAGCAGCGCACCGGCATGTCCAAGGCGTCGCAGGGACTGTCACCCGACGCGCTGCAATCTTCGACCGCTGGCGCAGTCGCGGCGACTGTTCGCGGCGCTCAGGTGAAGCTGGAGAGTTACGCCCGCACAATGGCTGAGACCGGCGTGAAAGACTTGTTCAAGGGCATCCTGCACTTGGTGCTGAAGCACGACAACAAGCCGAGGGTCTTCCGCCTGCGTAATAACTTTGTGCCGATTAACCCGGCGGAGTGGAAGTCGCAGTTCGACACGGTCGTGCAGGTCGGGCTTGGCACCACAGACGACGAGACCAAGATTGCGTTCCTGACGCAGATCGCGGCCAAGCAGGAGCAAATCCTGATGCAGCTTGGCCCGCAGAACCCGATTGTGTCGATGCCTCAGTACGTCAACACGCTGCGTTCGATTGCCGAGATCGGCGGGTTCAAGGATGCGGATCAGTTCTTTAACTCACCGCAGATGATCCAGCAGCAGATGATGATGCAGCAGCAACAGCAGCAGGCACCGCAGCCTGACCCTGAGATGGTCAAGATGCAGCAGGAAATCGAGATGGATCGCGCCAAGGCGCAGGCCGACATGCAGCTTGAGCGCGAGAAGATGCAGGCGGACATCCAGCTACAGCGCGAGAAGATGACGATGGAGATGGAACTGCGTCGCCAAGAACTACAGGCAGAGGCCGAACTTCGCGTCGCGAAGGCCGTCACCGATGCCGATATTTCAACTAACTTGCCGAGGGTTTAGATATGGCCAGATTAGACTACACGGGTGGCAGTCGCTCTCAACAGGAGAGAACTTCAGCGGCAAGAGCCTCTGCTGGCATGTCCACAGACGTGGGCGGTGGCTCTTTGCAAGAACAGCATATGGCGAATGTGTATGCCGACCCCGGCCCGTCAGCAATCCAAGTGATACAAGCCAACATAGAGGCCGCCGCTCAAGAGCAGGCGCGTCGGGCCGCACAAGCGCAGGCGATGACAGTCGGCACCCCAGAGATGGGTTTCACCGAGGCTATGGGCGGGGCGACCGGAGTTAGTCCCGGCGGCATGTTTGCGCGGTATGGCGTTAATGCACCAGCGGTCATGCAGTTTGCTGAGGCACCTACTTTTGGCGGCCTCTCGACCGGCGTCTTGGGCGCGCTTGGCTTTAACACGGCGCAAAGTCAATTGCAGGCAGGCACCGGCCAGCCAGTAATGGATGCGTCTGGTCGCGTGCGCGGCGCTCTCAGCACCGGCCCGTTTGGCAGCACTGTTTATTCTGGCACGCCCATCCCCGGATATGAGGGGCCATATGCAGACTTAATTGCGCCGTCTGTGGGCGTGTCTGACGACCAGCCGCAGATAACGTCAACCGTCACCAACCCGGCGACGGGTCGCGAGGAGTGTCCCGACGGGTACATCTTTGATGAAGACCTAAACGCCTGCCGCCTCGACACACGCGGCGGCACAACAACAGCGCCAGACGCCCCAGCAGCGCCCGGAACACCCGGCGCGCAGTATGCGAGAATGGGGCTGCTGGACGTGGCTCCAGAGGGCTTGATGGGCTTCCAAGAGCGCTACGGCGCAGGCTTTGGCACCCCGGCAGACTTTGGCGCGGCGAACCTTGCTTTCCGTCAGCAAGGTGCTATATCTCCAGAATATTATCAGACACCCCCGAAACTGACAGGGTACACATTGCTGGGATGAACGAGGGCAAGACACGGCAGCGACAGGCTCGCGCCGAAAAAGCCGCAGCGTTGCTGCGAAACGAACTTTTTGTTGAGGCGTTTGAATTCCTCGACGAGCAGTTTGTCGACGCTTGGAAGACATCCGGCATCGACGATGAAGAGGCACGCGAGAAGCTATTCCAACTGATGCAGGCACTTAACGCAGTCAAGGGGTACTTCCAGAGCGTTGTCGAGGATGGTAAGCTGGCACAGGCACAGCTTGACGAATTTAAGCGGTACAGCCGCGTAAACTAGGAGTTTTTTTATGTCCGACAATCCGCAAGGAACCGGCCCCATTTCTTTTAATGATGCAATTTCTCTTCTAAACACACCCGCACAGGACACCGTGACAGAAGAGCAGGTCGAGGCACAAGAGCCTCAACAGCCTGAGACCGAGGCGTATGAGCCGGAGGCGGAGAACGCAGACGCGACCGTCGAAGAGGATTACGAGGAGGACGATGAGGGCGAAGACGCCTACGAGGCGGATGACGATGACGAGTACGAAGAGGAGCCTGTCCAGACCTACACCGTGAAGGTGGACGGTCAGGAACTAGAGGTAGACCTTGACGAACTTCGGAGTGGTTACTCGCGGCAGCAGGCGTACACTAAGCGTTCGATGGAGTTAGCCGAGCAGCGCAAAGCCTTTGAGGCGGAGCAAGCTGAGACGAAACAACTTCGAGACGCTTACGCGCAGCAACTTGATCAAGTGGCTGCCCAAATCCATCAGGCAACCCATCAGGAACCTGACTGGAGAGCATTGGCCGAGACGATGACCGAACGTGATTTGTTTCTGGCGAAGACCGATTGGGACCAGCAGAAGGAATACCAGAAGCAGGTCGAGGTCGAGCGTCAGCGTATCGCGGCGGAGCAATCTCGCGAGCAAGAGCAGAGCCTGCGCCAGCACTTAGAAGTGCAGCGTGGCGAAATGCTTAACCGCATCCCTGCGTGGCAGGATGAGGACACTCGCGACGCAGAGCGCAAGGAAGTGATTTCTTACGCTCAAAAGCGGATCGGGTTTAGTGAAGAGGAGATTGCAAACGCATCTGACGCGCGCGCGATTGAGCTTCTCTATAAAGCGTGGCGCTGGGACCAGCTACAAGACAAAGCCCCCGCCGCCAAGAAACGCACCCGCAAAGCACCGAAGATGGCCAAGGCAGGGCGACCAAAGACCAAGCGCGAAGTTGCTACCCGTTCTCAGCGTGATGCCCGAAAGCGCTTTGAAAGCGCCGGAACGGTGGACGCTGCTGTTGAGTATCTAATGGGCCGAAAGTAGCCCGCAAAGAAAGGAAAAGGTTATGACAACCTTCGCAACCGCCGCAGCAATCGGCGAACGTGAACAGCTTGCCGATGTGATTTATCGGATCGATCCCGCAGAAACGCCAATATTTTCAAACGTTAAGAAGGAAACTTCCAACGGTATCTTCACCGAGTGGCAGGTTCAGGAATTGGCTTCAGCCAGCGCCACGAACTATCACAACGAAGGTGCAGACACAGCGACTGCGGCGGCCACGCCGACAGCGCGTGTGGGTAACTACCACCAGATTTCCAAGAAAGTCTTCGCGACTTCTGGCACTCTGGACGCGGTAGACACCGCAGGCCGTGAGCGTGAACACAACTACCAGAAGGTGCTGAAGGCACTGGAACTGCGTCGCGACATCGAAAAGATGATTGGCGACACAGACGTTGCTCGCTCTTCTTCTGAGCCACGCAAGTCGGCGTCTCTGTCTTGCTGGATCACCAACGGCTCTGTTGGTGCTGGCGACGGCGCTTTCGCTACTGGCGACGGCACTGACGCAGTAACCGGCGGTACTGACCGCGCACTGACGCTTGCCCTCATTGAGGACGCGCAGCAGGACGCTTGGACCGACGGTGGCAACCCACGCATGATGATCATGTCGGCTGGGAATAAAGCCAATTTCTCGGATTTGGCTGCTTCCGGCAACCTCGTCAGCAATGACGTGAACATGACCGCTGCCAAGGAAGTCACCTATGTCGGTTCGACTTCGGTGTTCCTCGGCGACTTCGGTACTGTTGAGGCAACTCCGTCTCGCCAGCTTGGTAACGACCGCATCTTCCTGATCGACCCAGACTTTGTGTCGCTCTGCACGCTGAACGGTCGTAACTTCCTTGAGGAAGATTTGGCCAAGACTGGCGACGCAACCGACACGCACATCCTGTGCGAGTGGGCGCTCAAGCCAACTGCGCCCAAAGCGCATAGCATGATCCTTGATCTGAACGGCTCCTAATCTAGCGGGAGGGCGGCTTTGGCCGCCCTCTCCTCTATGAGGACAGAATGAAAAGATATCTATACACCGACCCGCGCACCCGCAAGGAAGTCACCTTGCAGCAGAACAGCGACGGGTCTTCTGTTATTGAGCAGCGGCAGGAATTTGGCGGCCTGCTAAAACTTAACAAGCAGATGTCGGGTGACTACCAGCCCGGATCAATGATCGGCAACACGCAGCGTCACATGCAGCATGTGGCGGAAATCCCAAACGTAGTGTACAATCACTTGCTGGAGAAGTTTGGCCCGATGCGCGAAAATCCAAAGGCGTGGAAGGCTTGGCTGAACGACAGTGAAAACCGGGCATTCAGAACGGGCGGCGGACATTTATAATGGCGATTTCGACCTACACCGAATTGAAGACGGCAATAGCCAACTTCCTCGCGCGTGACGATTTGACCAGCGTCATCCCCGACTTTATCCAACTTGCAGAGGCGACGATGTCTCGCGAACTGGAGACACGGTCACAGGAGAAGCGCGCCACGGCAACGCTGACCAGCGGCGATGAATACATTGCGCTGCCAACAGACTTACGCGAGGTGCGCGAGGTCAAGCTGAACACGACACCGCTGACGGTCCTGACCTATTACAGCCCGGTCGCGCTCGACAGCAACTTCTCATCCGGCGGCGTCGGCAAGCCGAAGGGCTTCAGCATTATCGGCGACGAGATGAAGATGCGCCCTGTGCCGGACGACAGCTACACCGCCGAGATTATCTATATTGGGTCGATCACGGCGCTGTCTGACAGCAACGCCACAAATAATATCTTGACCCGCTCGCCGGATGCCTACCTATACGGATCACTCGCAGAGGCGTATGCTTACCTGCTTGATGAACAGCGTGCGTCGCAGTATCTGCAACGCTTCAACCTCGCCCTTGAGCAGATCAAGGTCGATGAGCAGCGCGCGCATTACGGCACGGGTTCGCTGCAAATCAGCAGTATTTACGCCCGTCAAAACGCAGCAGTGGAGAGTTAAACAATGTCTGCAATGAGTGATTACTTAGAGAACAAAATCCTAGATCACGTTCTCGGAACAACGGCATACACCCACCCATCGACGGTCTACATCGGGCTTTCGACCGGGTCGTTTGCTGATGACAACAGCGGCACCGAACTGAGCGGCAGCAACTACAGCCGTGTGGCGGCTGCGTTTGATGCGGCTTCTGGCGGCACGACTGACAACACCTCGGCGATTGAGTTCGCTGCGGCGACAGGGTCGTGGGGTACGGTCTCGCACTTCGGTATCTTCGATGCGGCGTCAAGCGGGAATTTGTTGATCCACGGTGCTTTTTCGACAGGTAAACTGATAAGCTCCGGCGACGTTCTGAAAATCTCAGCGGGTGACCTTGACGTTACCGCAGCGTAGGTGATGCCGTGGCCACTGGCACCCCAAATTTAGACAATTTCACAAGCAGTATCGACGCGCTTCCATATTCTTTGGACAGCGCGTTATTGCTGACGCAGGTTGATTGGTCTAACCCGACGCTGGAGCAGCTAGATGCTTGGGGGACGATGGATGCCCTTGACACCTTCGGCACCCTAGAGCAGCTTGCAAACCTTGAGGTAAAGCATTTTGGCGGCAGCGCGTCTGTGTCGATGTCCGCCACCGCGACGCCGGTCTTCCCCGTATTATTTGACGCCGCTGTGTCTGTGTCTATGTCCGCCGCGTCTGACAGTGACCGTGTCCGAGGCTTTGACGCATCAGTCACCGGCGCTGCGTCTGTTGCCGCCACCGCAGCGTTTATCGCGCGGATGGATGGCGCTGCAAGCGTCGCGATTACGGTGGCATCCGACAGCGACCGCATACGCGGCTTTGATGGTGCCACCAGCGCCTCTGTGACGGTCACTGGCGCGTATGTGACGGTGTTCACGACTGCTGGCAGCGCAAGCGTGTCTATGGACGCCACAGGCGCTTCTGTGGGCGTTTTCGTCATGTCCGGTTCCGCTGACGCATCAATGTCTGCTACAATGCGCGGCAAGGTGTTGGGCGAGGACTGGTCAGAAGTCGCCGACGGCACAGAGACTTGGACAGATATCGCGGCAGGCTCTGAGGTCTGGTCGCAAGTGTCTGTAGGCAGCGAGGTTTGGCACCAGCAATGATACAGTTTGGCGAGTTCCTACCAGATCAGCCCGATTACTCGAACCCCGGCGTCACAAAAGCCGAGAACGTCATCCCTGCGGCTGGCGGTTATCGCAGCCTGCCTGAGTTCGTTGCGTACTCCGGCGCGGCAGACGCAGACATAAATGGCGTGTTTGCTGCAAAGGATAACAGCGGAAACGTCAAGCTGTTTGCGGGCGACAACGCCAAAATCTATGAGTTCGACAGCAGTGACAGCAGCCTCGACAATATCTCGAAGTCCGGCAACTACACATTGACTGCGCCGGAAGAGCGGTGGCGGTTCGTGCAGTTTGGCACTGACGTGATCGCAGTCGGCGGCATTGGTGTGCCGCCACAGCGCTACACTCTCGGCACCAGCAGCCTCTTCGCCGATCTGGCTGGCTCACCGCCGGACGCTGACTTCATTGCGGTGGTGCGCGATTTCGTGTGGCTGGGCAACGTCGAGGATGGGTCGGGCAACCGCCTGCCGTACCGCGTGCAGTGGTCGGGCTTCAACGACATCACAAGCTGGACCGCTGGCACCGAGCAGTCCGACTTCCAAGACATACCGGACGCTGGCAACATTACCGGGATGGTCGGCGGTGAATACTGCACGATCCTGATGGAGCGCGCGATTGTCCGCGCCACCTACTCCGGCCCGCCGCTGATCTTCCAGTTCGACAAGGTCGAGACGGCGCGCGGCTGTCAGGTGCCGGGGTCGATCTGCAACATTGGCCACACTGTCTTCTATCTGTCGGACGATGGCTTCTATGCGTTCGACGGCCAGCGGTCTCAGAACATCGGGGCCGAGAAGGTGGACAAGTTCTTCTTCGACGACTTCAATATCGCGCACAAGGACCGCATGACATCAAGCGTCGACCCGCAGAACCAGATCGCGGTCTGGTCCTATGTGTCAAACTCCAGCATCGACGCCAAGCCCGACAAGCTGCTGATCTACAACTACGCAATCGGGCGCTGGTCTACCGCCAACGTGCAGGCCGGTCTGATTGCGCCGATGTTTACGCCAGCCTACACGCTGGAGCAGCTAGACACGATCAACACCAGCATCGACGCGCTGCCTGCGTCGCTTGACAGTGCGCTGTACAAGGGCGGGCAGTTCCTCTTCGGCGGTGCCGTCGGCAACAAAATTCACACCTTCACCGGCGACCCGCTCGCCGCAACCATTGAGACGGCTGAGGCAGGGCTGGCGACTGGCAAGTTCAATATGATCACGCGCGTCTACCCGTATCACGAGGGCGGCAGCGTCACGATGCAGATCGGCACGCGCGGCCTGCACTCCGACACAACGACATTCACGACGGCGCAGTCGCCGAACACTGACGGCTTCGCGCCGTTCAGGGCGCAGGGCCGGTATCACCGCGCGCGCATGAACCTGAGCGGGCAGTGGTCATTCGCGCAGGGTATGGACGTCGAGGCGAGGCAGGTGGGCAGGCGATGACAACGCGCGTCAGTAACTTCCGCATCCTCAACCCGATCCTTGCCACAACGCGAGAGATTGCCGAACTGCTTAACCGCACGATTAACGGCGGACTGAATAGCTGGGATTATGTGACGCTGTCTGCCAGCGTTACCGAGACAACAAAGACAGACCCGCGCTTCTCAAAGGAAAGCGTGGTGTTTTTTACGGCGATCAACGGATCGCCTGAGCATCATCATCCGTACATCAAATCGACCAGCACTGACGGGACGATGAAGATTGGACACAAGAACCACGGCCACGCACAGGAATTCGCCTACCTTATTATTGGGTGAGTATCGTATGAGTGAACACTGGCAGCGCTGCAAGCGCTACATTGAGGACGCGCTGGAGTACGCTGGCGGGTCGCACACGATAGACGACGTGGCCGTCGCTATAGCCGAGGGGAAAGCCCAGTTCTTTCCTCTGTCAAGGTCTGCTATAGTGACTGAGATAGTCGACTACCCGCAAAAGGCGATGTGCCGGATTTGGCTTGCGGGCGGCGACTTAGACGAATTAATGCAAGCGGAGGTTGCACTCAGTGCGTGGGCCAAGACGCAAGGGTGCGACGGGATGGAGATCATCGGGCGTAGGGGTTGGTCTCGCACATTAAAAGATTACCGCGAGAGCGCGGTGGTACTGATGAAGGATTTTAGTGATGAGTAAAGGCGGAAGCACGACAAGGACGGTGATGAGCCAGACGGAGCCGCCAGAGTACGCGAAGCCGTTTCTGGAGTTTGGCCTTTCTGAGGCCAAAGAGATGTACGGCTCGCCGCAGCAGTTCTACCCCGGCGCGACAACGGTTGGCTTCTCGCCAGAGAGCGAGATGGCACTGGGCGGCTTGCGACAGCAGGCAATCACCGGCTCGCCCTTTATCGGCGCGGTTCAGGACGTAGTGATGCAGAACCTGACCGGCACAAACCCACTGATGGCGGCGGCGTTCAGGCCAGCCATTGAGGCGGTGCAGGCCGAGGCATCAAAGGCCGGGCGCTACGGCTCAGGCTACCAACAGGCTGCACTGGGTCAGGCACTTGCGCCGATGGCGTATCAGGCGCAGCAAGCCGCAATCGCACAGGCACCCGGCGCACGCCAGTTTGGTCAGGCTGACCTTCAGACGCTGGCGCAGGTCGGCGCAGCACGCGAGGCGCAGGATCAGGCAGAACTTGCGTCTAGCATGCAGCGCTTCCAGTTCGAGCAGGAGGCACCGCGCGCGGCTCTGGCGGACTATATGGCAACGGTTAGGGGTGGCACGATTGGCGGCCAATCAATGCAGCCAGTATTCCGTCAGCCTGCGCTTTCGGCGCTGTCTGGCGCAATGGGCGGCGCGCAGCTTGCCGGAATGATACCGGGGATGGGTGGCGGCGTTGGCGCTGGCTTAGGCGCACTCGCAGGATTGTTGGGGTAAGATATGGCAAACAGAATGACACGGCCTGTACAGCTTGGGTTTATGTCCCCGCAGCGAGCGAACCAACTGCTGCTTCAGGGCTTCCCGCAGCCAACCGCCACAGCGGCACGCATCCCGCAGTACACGACGCCGTCTGGCGCTGTGCCGCCGATGGCTCTGTCACCTTCTCAGCTTTCCGCCGCAAGGTCACAACAGCGTGCGGCGGCTGGCCCTATCATGCCACTTGAACAGGCGGCGATGCGCGGCGCATCTATCCCGCCCGGCCCACGCCTTGCGCCGCCAGCACCCCGCCCGATGCAAACTATCGGCGACGCCTTCCGTCAGCCACTGACATCACCGACGGGTCAGGGTCTGGCGGCGGCAGCGCTGACCGGACTTGAGTATGGCGGGCCGTCAATGACGCCAACATCTTTGGGTCAGGGTCTGGCGCGTATGGGCGCGGCTGGCTTAAAGGCGTTTACGCAGGCCGAGCAGGCGCGGGTGACGAGAGAAGCCGCTGAAGCTGAGGCGGAAAGAAAGAGAAGATCAGACGAGGCTCTGGCTGAATACAGGACCACTCAACTTGATCTGCGGCGCAAAGAGATTACGGCTGCCGAGCGCACAGCCGGAATAAAGGGTGGCAGGGAGACGGTTAGGCTAGAAAGAGACTTAAGAAAAGATTATGAGACGAGGGCAAAGCCGTTCTCGGACACAAGGCAGTTTTTCTCCGATGTTGTGAATTTTTCTGGGGAAGACAATAGCGCTGCTGAAGACTTGGCCTTGGTGTTTTCTTACATGAAGTTGCTTGACCCCGGCTCTGTTGTAAGAGAGGGGGAGCAGTATCAGGTCAGGAGCCTTGGAAACATACCCGACACATTCAAAGTGATTTTGTCTCAGTATGGGTTTGTTCAAGATGACAGTGGGGAAATGCAGAAGATGTTGCTGCCTCAACCGGTCAGGAATGACATCAGAGCGGCGGCCAGCGAAAAATATGCTGACCTAATCACAAACCAACACGGACTAGAGCAAGAGTATGTTGCAATAGGTGAAAGAGGCAATTTAGATAAAAACTATTTTACCCCTAAACTGAAACAAACTGGGGACATTAGAAACCCAATTTATGCGACTACCTTGGCAGAGGCAGAGGCCGTCCCACAAGGTTCGTATGTTGTTTACAACGGCAAAATGTATAGGCAGAACTAATGACATTAGTAGAAGTAGGAAAAGATAAGCCAGCGAAGGATTTACCTGCCGCTCCTACTATTGAGGAGTTTTCTCCCGATTACTGGCAGGGGTTCCGCCGAGCGCTTTATCAGGGTTTGACGTTTGGGACCGCTGACGAGATTGAGGCTTTTGTTGAAAGCAAGAGGACGGGCCGCCCATATGGCGACGTCATAAAAGATGTCAGGGGCGATATCTCTACTTTTCGGTCTGAGTATCCAAAAACGGCTTTTGGCGCTGAGATTGCATCATCTTTTGCTCCGGGTGTGGGCTTAGCGGCTGGTTTGGGCCGACTTGGGGTTGGCGCGGTTAAGTCGGCAGTAGCCGGAGGCGGGCTGTACGGATACGGCGCAGCCGAAGGAACACCTTCGGAGAGATTGCCGGAGACGATTACTGGCGCGGCTTTGGGCGGTGTTTTGCAGAAGGCCGTGCCTGTGGCTAGTGAGGCAGCAAAGTCTATGATTAAGGCTGGCGTACCTACAACCATTGGGCAGACGATTGGGGGTGCTGCAAAGACTTTTGAGGAGGCTGCGACTAGCCTTCCCTTTGTTGGCCCCACAATAGCAGAGGCTCAAAGAAGGGCGATTGAGGGATTTAATGTAGCAACTTTTAACAAAGTCCTTGAGCCAATCGGCGCGACAGTTCCAAAAGATTTAACTGGCAGGAAGGCATATGATTATACCCTTAACAAGCTAAGGTCTTCTTATCAGTCATTAGTCCCTAAGCTGGAAATACCAGAAAAATCTAACCTTATAGACCCGCTGGCGAATACCGTTGGCAATGTTAGGAAAAAATTAGGTGAAAGCCCCAAAGGCCAAGAGATATACGAGGCCTTTGAAGACCTTATCAATCAGATGGTTGATGAGACCTTTGACCCGTCTGGAGCGGTTTCCGGGAAAAGCGTTCAAGACCTTATGATAGCTTTGCGGACCACAGGAGAGGACTTTGTTATGGAGGGCGGCGGCATTGATGCCCGCCTTAGCAACATTGCCTCAACCGGGTTTAAGCAAGCCGCAGATGATGTTTGGGAGGCGCTTGCCTCAGCGAACCAACCAAACGCCGAGGCGCTAAGGTCAATCAACAAGGGCTGGGCGCTGTTTATCCCAGCCGAGAGGGCGGCAACATCCGTAGGCGCTAAGGGCGGCAGGTTCACTCCCGCCCAAATCGTGAGCGCAATTCGCGCAACTGAGCCGGGGGCGAAGAGGGCTTTCGGTGCTGGCACGGCTAGGCTTCAGCCCTTTGCTGAAACCGCAGAAGAAGTTATCGGCAGTAGATTGCCAACAAGCGGCTCTATGGAGAGGGCGTTGACAACAGGCTTGATGACCGGCGGCGGATACGGCATTGGGGGCGGAGCGGGAGCGCTGGCTCCTCTGGCGCTTTCCGCTGTTTCGTCTCCGTTATATTCTTCTGCCGGGCAAACCGCCGCGAGAAGACTTCTTCAATACGTTACTCCGGCGGCTCAGGGCGCTGTGCGTAGAGCGCCAGCAGCGCCCGGACTTTTGAGCGAGCCGGTGGCTAATGTTGGCAGGATGTTAGGATCAGGAATTTTTGGCATCCCATCCGCTGAGGCGGGCATGTTGCCCGGCGCAGGTGAGGCGCGCATCCCTGAGCAGGGCGTCGAGTACCGCACCGTCCGCGACCGTCTCGGTAAACCCGTAACGTATGCCGTCACTGAGGGCGGTGCGCGCATGACCCGCGTCACCCCATAGTGCCATAGCCCGCGAGCCGTGATAAACTGCACGCACGATAACGAAGGAACAACCTGATGGCCAAAAACTCGATCCGCGATTACGACGCAACGTCCGGCAACAACACCGACGTGCAGTCGGTTGACATATCCGAAGGCTGCGCCGCGAGTGGGATCAACAACGCGCTGCGTGAAATCATGACCGACCTGAAGAACGTCAGCACCGGCGCGGTGGCGCTTGAGACGCCAGCGGCAGATCAGCTTAACGTCGACAACATACGCATCGACGGCAACACCATCTCAAGCACAGACACGAATGGCAACGTGAACATCGACCCAGCGGGAACGGGCGATACGATTATTTCGTCGGGCAACGTGGGCATCGGCACTAGCAGCCCCCGTTCTGATTTGGAACTTGCTAACAGCGGTGGCGGCGAACTAACGCTGAAATACATCGGAAATTCTGGTTACGCTTCAATTAAAACAAATAGCACTAATGACCTTGTCTTTACTGGTAGTGCCACCACCGCAGAACGTATGCGTATCGACAACAGCGGCATATTAATGGTGGGAAAGACCGCTACGAATTATCAAAGTGTAGGAGTCGAGGCAAAAGGCAACGGTAGTCTTTGGGCTACGGCGGATGGTAATGGTCCGCTGATTTGTGTAAGAAAATCAAGTGATGGCACAATAGTACAACTCTATAAAGACACTGCAAAGATTTCAGAGTTTAAAGTCACAGATGGCGACAAT